CTACAATCCTGATATCAAGAGGAATGTTCACGTGGTTTCCCCTAAGTCTCTCCTACAAATGTTCTACGCGAATGTGAGAGGGAAGGATTGGAATCACGGAGATTACACCTTGGACACGATATCAAATGTGATCAGAACTAGCATTTGGTACGGCAGAGAAGTGTTTGAAGAGTTCAGAAATCGCTGCTCTGCTTACGTGGAAGCATGTGGAATGCCTCCATTTTTGATATTGCAGCATACTTACGATGACTGGGTCGAAAGCATCGTGTCTGAACCTGACTATGTCGCGCAGGAAAATTTCTTTCACAACGAAGATTTGGGGAAGAGATACTTGGAGGAGTATGATTCCCTTCCCTTGCAGCTAGATTCCAACATGATGTACGCTCAGGCGAATTCCGGTGACGACGGCCCTCTTGTTCAAGGAGACTTGGGAACAGAGGAAATTGTCGTCCCAGAAGAACACGCCGCATCAGCGTCGCGCATGGCAGTCCAGAAGACGACAAGTGTTGATTCTGTTTTTGAAAGAAGGATGCTTTTGGCAACGCGTGTCTGGCCTGACAACAGCCCCGTTTTCGAAATGCTGGACATACCACAAATGATAATGGCCCAGCCATATGTCGTTTCTAGGCTTCGGAATATGGCTTTTTGCCGATGGAAAGCAATTGAGGTCACTTTTCTTGCGGTTTGCCCCGCGACAGCCAGTGCTTTGGCCATGGCTTCTGTCAATGGAGGGCTCCTGCGGCCGCCTGACGATGACCCAAGTCCCAATCCCATGCAGGCGAGGGCTAAAGACTCTCAGCTCGAAACGGTGTACATCAGGGCCGGTCAGGACGGCAGTGAGACAAAAATTTTGTTGCCCTGGATTCACCCTCATGCGGCCGTAAGTCCGCACGATGAGGACATGGTAAGGCTCGGCCTTCCTTCGATCAACCTGCATTGGATCTCCAGCATTTCGTGCACCACGGTGGACGTACCGAAGTTTTCCCTTAGGATCTACGGTAGGTTCATTGGTTTTGAGTGCTTCGGAGCTACCCAGTCAGTTGAACCCGGAAAAGCTAATGCCGGGGACGACGAGGATGTCACCCAGCACTTCACTGATTGTCCGGGATGTGACAACAAGAATTGCCAGCTTCTCAGGAATGTCTTCTTGCATTTTAGAACTTGCGCCAAAGGATGTAATGCTTGTACCCCATGCAACAAGTTCAATAACTATTTGCAGAGACACTATGAGAGG